CTTTGTAGGAATGGCGTGATCGGCATGAAGAGTTTTCGCAAGCCTTGGAAGAGGCTAAGACTTATGAGCAAGCCTGGTGGGAAGAACAAGCCGCTGCTTACATGGTTGAAAACAAAGAAAGCGACAAGTTAAACGCTTCATTGTGGTCACGGTCAATGGCTGCTCGATTTCCAAAGAAGTATCGAGAAAGCACAAAGACAGAGATTACGGGTGCAGACGGAGCGCCATTGCTGTCTGGTATCAACGTGACTTTTGTCAAGCCTGAGAATTAACACGCATGGGGATTGCGACAAGCCTGAAGCGGCACTACCTGAAATAGTGTCTAGGCAGTCCCCAGCCGTGTTGGTAACAAAAGCGAGAGAGAGAGATAGATGCCTACCAATGGGCAATCGCATTGGCGCTTGGGCTAGACGCTAATCCAGTCTGCGTACCCCTACCAACAACCAACACGCATGGGGATTGAAGCTGTGCAACGCTGTCGGACACGTTCCGTCTTTAAGTGCAGTCTCCAGTCGTGTTGGTGAACACTGTCAAAGGAAAGTCGCTAGGCCCATAGCCTAGAGGTGACGCACAGGTAAGTAACCAACAACCTAAAAGGAAGTAATGTCAGAAGTCGCTAATGCTCAGTTTCCAATCAAGCTGCAGTGCTTGTTTGAGAAGTCACGTTACAAGGTTTTGTACGGTGGCAGGGGCGGCGCTAAATCTTGGGGTGTTGCTAGGGCATTGCTGATCAAAGCAGCCAAAGAGCCATTACGCATTCTTTGCGCGCGAGAATTTCAAACGTCAATCCGTGATTCGGTTCACAAACTTCTGTGTGACCAGATTGAAGCTCTTGGGTTGATGGGTTTTTACGAGATTACCCAAAACAGCATCAAAGGCAAGAACGGCTCAGAATTCAGCTTTGTTGGCCTCAAGAACAACGTGGCAAACGTCAAATCTTACGAAGGTGTGGACATTTGTTGGGTTGAAGAAGCACAGACAACCAGCCGAATGTCTTGGAACGTCCTAATTCCAACTGTTCGTAAGGAAGGTTCAGAAATCTGGATTACCTTTAACCCAGAGCTGGAGACAGACGAAACTTACCAACGCTTTGTTTTAAACCCGCCCGATGACTGCCTGACGGTCAAGATCAACTGGTCGGACAACCCTTGGTTTCCTGAAACCCTGCGTTTAGAGAAAGACGCACTTAAAAGCCGAGACCCACAAGCCTATAACGTGGTGTGGGAAGGGCTTTGCAGGCAAACGGTTGATGGAGCTATCTTTGCCAAGGAAATGCAACTGGCAGAGCTAGACGGACGCATTACAAAGGTCAACTACGACCCTATGAAGCCCGTACACGCTGTTTTCGACTTGGGTTGGGCCGACAGTACGGCAATTTGGTTTGTGCAGTTTATCGGCATGGAAACCCGCCTGATTCGGTACATTGAAGACAGCCAGCAGACAATCAGTCACTATCTGGCGACCATGCAAACCTATGGGTATATCTACGACACGCTGTGGTTACCTCATGATGCCCAGAACAAAACTCTGGCCTCCAACGGCAAAAGCATTGAGGAAATCGTCAGGGCAGCAGGATATAAAACTAGGGTAATTGAGCGAACACCGATCTTGGACTCAATCAACGCAGCCAGGACAACATTCCGCAATTGCTGGTTTGATAAGGAAAACTGCCACGATGGTCTACAATGCCTTAGACATTATCGTTACGAGGTAGACCCTGAAACAGGCCAATTTGGTAGGATGCCATTGCACGACCAATATTCTCACGGCGCTGATGCGTTCAGGTATATTGGACTAATGGTTAATGAACCCAAGGCAAGACGCAAACAGCAGCCGCAGGGCTATGCTCAAGCATATGGATGGATGGGCTAAAAATGGCTAAAGAAAACGATTACGACCCACGCATTGACGAAGCTAAAGAGTTTCTCAAGTTCTGCAATGATGCCGACACTATGAATCGGCAAGAGGCTCTTGAAGACCTCAAATTTGTTGGTGGTGATCAATGGCCTGTTGAACTGCAAAACAGCCGTAATCTTGAATCTCGCCCTGTTATCACGATCAACAAGCTCGATGGCTATTGCCGCCAAGTCGCTAACCAGCAGCGCCAGCAGCGTCCTCGAATTAAAGTCCACGCGACCAACACGCATGAGCAGATGGTCGAAGCGGAGATCATTCAAGGTTTGGTGCGCCACGTAGAAGTTAACTCAAACGCAGACCACGCCTACGACAACGGCTTTGATTACGCTGTTCGCATGGGTTGGGGCTTTATGCGCGTTCGCACTGATTACGTCAGTCCTGACAGTTTTGACCAAGAAATCTACATCGACCCTGTGGATAACCCATTCACAGTCTATTTCGACCCGAACTCAATTGCCCCTGATGGCTCAGACGCAGAGCGTTGTTTAGTAACAACAATGATGCCAAAGGCTGATTTTCGCAAGATGTATCCAGAAGCGGATGATGGCGGTACATCTTTCACGCAGCGCGGCACTGGCGACAGTCAATCCGAATGGATTACTAAAGAGGACATTCGCTTGGCTGAGTATTACTACACAGTCCGAGAAAAAGCCACTTTGTATTTGTTGAGCGATGGGACGTGCACCTTTGCTGATGACAAGGACTTTTTCAATCGCCTTGATTACGCTGGCATATCGGTGGTGGACAAGCGCGAAAGTTACAAGAAAACCATTAAATACTGCAAGCTGACAGGCGTAGAAGTGATTGAAGAAGGAATCTGGCCTTCTAAATATTTGCCAATCGTGCCTATTTATGGTCGCCACATCGTTATTTCTGACAAGCGGCATAAATTTGGCATGGTGCGCTATGCCAAAGACCCGCAGCGGATGTATAACTTTTGGCAAACCTCAATCACGGAATCGGTTGCTCTGGCTCCCAAAGCCAAATGGCTGATTGCAGAAGGCCAAGACGAAGGCCATGAAACCGATTGGGCACAAGCCAACATTAAGTCATTTCCGTTGCTTCGTTACAAACAGACGGACATTGATGGTCGCCCTGCGCCTGTACCGACACGACTTCAACCTGAGCCGCCTCCAGCTGGTGTGATGGCTGCTGCTGCCGGAGTGAACGAGGACATTAAGGTGATGATGGGAATATTTGACCCTGCCCAATTGGGTCAAGGCAATATTTCTGGCAAAGCGTTAAACGGTCAACAACAGCAGGTTGATCTAACCAACTTTGACTATTACGACAACCTGACACGTTCAATTGCTCATGTGGGCAAGATTATTCTTGATCTAATCCCAAAGATTTACGACACGCAGCGTGTTTTGCGAATCATTGGTGAGGACGGTAAGCCAGAATTGATCACGATAAACGAACAAGATGCGCTTGGCAATATTTTGAAAAACAACACCGCAGTTGGTCAATATGATGTTGTTATGGAAACAGGCCCAGGCTACAACTCCAAACGCCAAGAGGCTGTGGATTCAATGATGCAACTGTTGGGAGCTGACCCTGCATTGATGCAGACCGCTGGTGACTTGATCTTCAGAAACATGGATTTCCCAGGCGCAGACATTATTGCTGACCGCCTTGCCACCTTGAACCCGCTGGCTCAGATTGACGAACACAGCGACATTCCACCGCAAGTCCAGATGCAATTGGCGCAAGCTCAAAAGCAGGTCAAGGATATGCAGCAGCAGATGCAGGCTATGCAGATGGCTATGAAGCAGCGTTCAGATATTGAGCAGGTCAAGCAAGACGCAGAAACCAAACGTGCTTTGCTCAAAGAAACCAACCGCGCTCATGAAATTGAATTGCGTGACCAAGAGCGCCACACAGACATGAGAATGAAAGTGGATGCTCAAGCGCACGACACAGTTCTTAAAACTCAGACCCAATTGGAAATTGAGCGCATGAAGGCTGAAATTGCCATCATGCTTGCTGAAATTGATAAACGAGCATTGCGTGATGCAAGTGCCGAAACAACCGAACGAGCAATCTAAATTCGTGGTAAATTAACCACAAACCTTACCTGCCAGGTAGACAGGGTAAATTCGTAGGGACACGTAATGTCTGAAAAAGAAGCAGGTCAAGTATTGACCAGCGACAATGCAGCGGAATTTTATGCAAACAGATTAGGTTTAGCTGAATCTCCAGCCGAAACCGTGGCCGAGAAATCGGAGCCGGACACGCAAGATCAGAGTGAACCTGAAGCAGAAGCCGAAGCAAAGCAAGAGGGTGAGCGCAAGCAAAATCCTAAGCTCGAAAGACGATTTTCTGAGATTACCAAGCAGCGGGAAGAAGCGCGTAAAGAAGCGCAACAAGAACGTGAAGCAAGGCAAGCTCTAGAACAGCGTTTGGCGGCTTTAGAAAATCAGAAGACCCAAAAGGTCAATCCGATTGACGAAAAGCCACAACCTAGCCAGTTTAGTGATGCGTTTGAATATGCCGAGGCTCTAGCAGAGTACACGGCTGACAAGCGGATTGCTGAGATGAAGCAACAAGAAGCTCAGGCAAAAGAAGCCGCAGAGCGCCAAAAGGTTATCCAATCTTGGGCGCAAAAGGTAGAAACAGCCAAAGCAGGGTTGCCAGATTTTGACCAAATCGTTGCATCAAGCGATGTTGTCGTAAATGATGATATTCGGGATGCGATTCTGGAGAGTGATGTTGGGCCTCAAATCCTGTATCACCTAGCTGAAAACGAGGAAGTCGGTAAAAAAATCGCGGCTATGTCACCAAAAGCAGCGTTACGCGAGATTGGGAAGCTGGAGGCTCGGTTTGAGGTTAAACCTGAAGCAGAGAAGACAGCCCCTGTTGTAAGAAGTAAAGCACCAGCACCGATTCAACCGATTCGTGGGGGAAAGAATGCACCAGATGTACCAATGGATTCCAATGGGGTCTTTTTTGGTTCAGCAGCGCAATGGAAAGAACTGCGTAAAGCGGGGAAAATTCGGTAAACCTAATCTTTTTGAAAGAATCAAATGTCAAACAATTTGCTAACCATTAGCAAGATCACCAACGAAGCGTTGATGGTCTTGGAAAACGAACTTACGTTCACCTCGGAAGTTGACCGCAACTATGACGACCAGTTCGCTGTCGTTGGAGCTAAGATCGGCGCAACCGTTAACGTCCGTAAACCTGGTCGATTCATCGGCACAACTGGCCCCGCTTTGAACGTTGAAGACTTCAACGAAACCAGCGTGCCTGTTACCTTGTCGACTCAGTTCCACGTTGACACTCAGTTCACCACGCAAGACCTGGCCTTGTCTTTGGACATGTTCAGCGACCGTGTGTTGAAGCCTGCTGTGGCAGCTATTGCCAACAAGATTGACCGTGATGGCCTTGCAATGGCAACTTTGCAAACCGCCAACATTGTCGGTACTGCTGGTACGCCTCCCACTGGTTTGATCACGTATCTGACTGCTGGCGCATACTTGGACAGCGAAGGCGCACCCCGCGATGGTCGCCGTTCATGTATCGTTGAACCCTTCACCTCTGCCACTATCGTGGACAGCTTGAAAGGTTTGTTTGTGCCTCAAGAAGCCATTGGCGAGCAGTATCGCAAAGGCCTTATGGGTCGTGACAGCGGCGGTATGAACTGGAAATTGGACCAAAACGTTGTGGCTCAAACCTTTGGTAACTTCAGCACCACTACCGTCACTGGTAGCGTGAACACCACAACCGCAACTGGTTTCCTGACCTCTGGTTGGGCATCGTCTTCTACGATCACTTTGACCGCTGCCAACACTGGCACGATCAATCTGAACGCAGGCGATACTTTCCAAATTGCTGGCGTGTACGCTGTCAACCCACAAAACCGTCAAGCCTACGGTAGCAACAAACTCCGCAACTTTGTTGTGAAGTCTGCTGTGTCTGTGGCTTCTGGTTCTTCTGTGTCGGTTGTGGTTAGCCCTGCAATCATCACCGCTGGTCAGTTCCAGAACGTGTCTATTCCTAGCACCTCTAGCACTGCAGCTGTGACTTTCTTCAACTCAACTGGTGTTGTGTCTCCACAAAACATCATCATGCACCGCAATGCTTTTACGCTTGCAGTGGCTGACCTTGAGTTGCCAGAAGGTGTGCATTTTGCTGGTCGCGCAAGCGATAAGGAAATTGGTTTGTCTATGCGTGTTGTGCGTCAGTACACCATCAACAACGACTCGATTCCTACCCGCTTGGATGTGCTGTATGGTTGGGCGCCTCTCTACCCAGAGTTGGCTTGCCGCGTAGCAGCCTAAAGTTAATGGGGGCCTAAAAAACCCCCGTTATTTCAATAAATTTAAAGGAATCTGAAAATGTCTAATCCAGGACCAGCAACCACCGTCACTCAAGAATCATTTGCTCCTATGACCAACGTGGTCAAAGGCGGCGTGTTTTCTTTGAGCTTGACTCCCGCAGCCGTTGCAACCATCACTACCGCAGCCCAAAACTTTGCCAACACTGGCATTGGCTTGGTTGTTGGTGACATGGTTTCTGTGGCATTTAACGGCGCTCAGACCGCAGGCGTTGGCGTTCTTGACGCTTACGTGTCTGCTGCTGACCAGTTGACCATTCGCTTTGTAAACCCAACCGCAGCGAGCGTGACTCCTGCTGCTGGCACTTACTTGGTGTCTGTGCAACGTCCAAGCACCACGACCGGATATGGTCAGACCTCACCATTGCTTTCTTGGTAATTTGAGGCAAGTAAGGGAAAGCCACTCTCAAAAGGGGTGGCTTTTTTCGCTTTTGCGCTACAATAATTTCATTCTTTAAAAGGAATTCTCATGTCTTCAACGACCGTCACCCGTGGCAATTCGCACGAAACCTTTTACATCCAACCAAGCCTGACACCTGTTTCTGTTGCCGCAAACACAACTGCAGCTCAGACTTTTTCTGTGCCTGGTTTGCAAACTACCGATATTGTTCAAGTTATTGGTTTGAACGGTTCACAAATCGCTGGCATTATTATTGCCGAGGCTGATTGTTTGACCGCCAACGTGTTGTCAATTCAATTTGGCAACGTGACTTCTTCAGGTGTTGTTCCTACTGCTGGTGTTTACACCATTCAAGTTGTGCGCCTTGAAGGTCCAGCTCCTGCAACCGCTGTCTAATCATGGCTGGCTCAACCGTTCAAAGAAACGCTGGCAAGACTTATGCTTTGTCAGTGACCAGCAGTTCTCATGCTGCTGTTTTGATTGACGATAACACCAACGACCAGATCAATTATTCTTCTTTCCTCAATACCGGAACATCGGCTATTGCTGTGAAATGGGGGCCAAGTGACCCTGGTGCTGCGGTGTTACCCGTTGATGGCACACCTGCTGACTATGTTTTGCCTGCTGGCATGACTAGCCCGTTGATTCTTGCCACTCCTACCACTCCTTACTACATTACTGCCATTAGCGCATCTGCTACTGGTGTTCTGTATGTAACGCCTGTTGCCGATCAATCGTAACGATTTACCAGCCGAGATTATTCTCGGTTGGTATTTTTAAGGTAAAAAATGACTAACGCTGTATCGGAAACAATAACGACAAATATTGTCCCAGTACAAGCCATTTTTGATGTAAATGGCGTTTGCGTTGGTTTAGTTGGTCCTGGAGGTCAGTTTTTTTCCCCTCCGCTAAGTTCGGACACGATTAACTTTGCGACCATTACAAACAGCACAATAAACAGTACTGTTATTGGAGCAATATCTCCATCTGCTGCAACGTTCACGGCAATGACGACCAGCAACGCTCAAATTACGGGCGGGTCAATCAGCGGCGTCTCTCTTACAATTGGTTCATTAAACAATACGCCAATTGGCAACACATTTCCTTCAACGGGTGCGTTTACTACTCTTTCGTCTACTGATTTGACTGTCACCAATGTGATAAGTGGGTCAATAAATGGCAACGCTGCAACTGCAACGCTTGCCACAAATGCAACTAATGCGACCAATGCGACCAATGCAACTAACGCGACCAATGCGACAACGGCAACAAAAGCCACAAACATTGCGGGCGGTGCAGCTGGTTCACTTCCATATCAAACAGGCAGCAATACAACTACATTTTTAACTGTCGGCTCAAACGGTCAGGTTTTGACCTTGGCATCTGGTGTTCCATCTTGGGCGACTCCAACAACAGGAACGGTCACCAGCATTGCCACAAGCGGCACAGTTAATGGTCTTACTTTGACGGGTGGAACAATTACCACAAGTGGAACAATTACGCTTGGCGGCACACTTGATCTTTCTAGCCCTCCTGCAATTGGTGGTACAACCGCAAACACAATTACTGGTTCAACCATTAACGCAAACGTTAAAGTTGTTAGTCCTGATTACTACGCTCAGTCAATTCTTGGCGGTAACTTACGCACATACACTGGAACATCCCTGTTAAATTGGGATGGGGGTGGCAGCGGTAATGTTACGGTTAACGGCGGGTTGTCTTTTACTGCATCTAACAAAAACGCTAACTTTTCGCCAACAGGAACAGGCACAGTTACGATTAATCCTGCAACCGCTAGTGCAATGGATAACGTAGCTATTGGTGGCACAACGCCTTTAGCTGGTACGTTTACAACTTTGCGGTTGAATACAAATCTGTCTTTAAATGGTTCAACAGGAACGTCAGGTCAAGTTTTAACTTCTAATGGTTCAAGTCTGCCAACTTGGACAACGCCGATCTCTTATGCGACCGTCACAGACGACACAACCACTAATGCAACTCGTTATCCGCTATTTGCGGCGGCTACAAGCGGCAATTTAACCACTGAGTACACCAGTTCAACCAAGTACCAATTTAACCCCTCCACGGGCGTTTTAACGGCTACGCAGTTCAGCGGCTCGGGTGCTGGTTTGACCAGTATTCCCAATTCGGCGCTGACAAACTCAAGCGTTACGATTGGTTCAACATCTGTATCGTTGGGCGCTACGGTAACAACGTTTGCTGGCCTGATTTCAGTCACATCAACTACTTTTGTTGGTGCTTTGACTGGTAACGCAAGCACAGCGACTAGCGCGACCACGGCAACAAACGCGACCAACACAGCGATTACGGATGACACCACGACAAACGCAACGGTATATCCAACTTGGGTGAGTAACTCTACTGGTAATTTGCCTCAGAAAACATCATCCACAAAAATGAGTTTTAACCCATCAACAGGCGCTTTAACGGTGTCTCAGTTAATCATCGCACCATAAGGAAGAATCATGGGCAATTTAGTATTTCAAGCAACACTCGGAGGCCAGGTTAACTTAGTTGGCCCTAACACGGCATCAACTTTTAACATTAACGTGCCTGCTATTGCGGGCACTTTGGTGACTACCGGAGACACAGGAACGGTCACCAACACCATGCTTGCAGGCTCCATTGCAAACGCCAAGTTGCTGAACTCAAGCGTTACCATTGGTTCTACGGCCGTGTCCTTGGGGTCAACGGTAACGGCCTTTGCGGGAATTACCACGCTGTCTATGTCGGGGAACTTAACCCTGTCAGGCGGCACAGCAAACGGGGTTGCGTATCTCAACGGCTCTAACGTAGTGACTACTGGTAGTGCGCTTACGTTTGATGGGACTACGCTTTCTACAAGTGCAGGAGTATCGACTTCTTATGCACTAAAAATTGATAATCAATACGGCTCGGCAAATCAAAACTACATTCAGTTTACTGCTGGCGCTACCGCACTTGGTAGTATGTGGCGCGACACAAGTACAAACGCAATTTATTTAAATGCCAATTACGGTTCTTTGGTATTTCAATATGGAAATGCAGGAACACCCGCAGAAGGTATGCGCCTGACCTCCACAGGTCTGGGTATTGGGACGAGTTCTCCTGCTTATAAATTATCGGTTGTCAACGCCTCTGGTGTTACTGTTGGATTAGATAAAGCTACTGGTGCTTCTTTGCAATTTAATGCAAGCGGCGTCAGTGATGCTCAGATTGCAGGTAATGCCGCAGGTGCGTTACTTTTTTACACAGGAAGTTCGCTTTCTGAAAAAATGCGCCTCGACTCCTCCGGCAACCTAGGCTTGGGAGTTACTCCTAGTGCTTGGTATTCAAGCTACGGCACAAAAGCCTTTCAATTTGCTGCATCTGGTGTTCTTGCGGGCTTAGATGTTTCATCAAGTGACCGCCGTGTTTATTTGATGAATAACGCTTTTATTAACTCTAGCGGAAATCAAACATACATTAACGCAGGAGCAGCAACTCAATATCAGCAAAATGCTGGTCAACATCAATGGTTCACCGCTCCCTCCGGCACAGCAGGTAACGCAATCACCTTCACCCAAGCAATGACACTAGATGCTAGTGGCAACTTGACCGTACAAGGGACAACAAACAACACAACCATTCAAGTTGGTAATTCCACAGCAGGGTCAAACATACAGCTTCAATCGTATGTGAATGACGGCTATTTAAACATGGTGGGCACAGGCAGCATCATATTTAGAAATGGAAGCGGTTATTCAGAACGTGCCCGTATAGACTCCAGCGGCAACTTGCTGGTGGGGACTACGAGTTCAAGCCCTACAAATGGAAACTGGCTAACTTCTTTGCCTGCTTCTGCTGGTGCGTATCATGCAATTGGTCATGCTTCTGGAACTCCCTCTGGAAACTATTTTCAAGCGTTTTATTACAACGCATCTCCCATTGGCTCCATTACTCAATCAGGTACTACGGCAGTTCTGTACAACGTCACCTCAGATTACCGCCTGAAAGATGTAATCGGAACTGTATCTGGCTCCGGTGAACGCATTGATGCTCTTGAGCCAATTGACTATTCGATGAAGGCTGACGGCTCTAAACATCGCGGCTTTTTGGCTCACAAATTCCAAGAAGTGTACCCAAACAGCGTTACAGGAACAAAAGACGAGATTGATGCTGAAGGCAAACCAGTAATCCAGCAAATGGACGCTAGTACACCTGAAGTCATCGCCGATCTGGTTGCTGAAATTCAATCTCTTCGTAAACGCTTTGCAACCCTCGAATCTAAATAAGGAAATCCCATGACAATAACTTGGAAAATTGTTCAAACTGACTATCTGACCTCAGATGGTTTTATCACAACCGCCCACTGGACGGCAACCGCTGTTGATGGCGACTACACATCCTCAGCCTACTCAACCTGCTCCTTTGCCCCTGCAACGCCTAGCATCCCTTACGACAGCGTTACAGAGCAAGAAGTGCTGAACTGGATTTGGGCTAATGGGGTTGATAAGACCGCCACGGAAGCTGCTTTGGCTGCTCAGATTGAGCTGCAAAAGAACCCTGTGGTCGCTGCTGGCGTGCCTTGGGGCGCGTGATGTGGAAAATCTTAGAAATTTATGCTGATGGTGAAAAAATCACCTCAGTTAAATATTTTTGCTCAATGTCTGACCAAGAAAACACGGTTGAGACTGAAGGCTATTGGTTTTTTCCTAATGGCGAAGTAACAACGCCTTTTTCTGAAGTGACCGAGGAAATGGTTGCTAAATGGGTTGAAGATTCCACAACCGTTGATGGCGTAAACATCATAAAATCACGCCTAGAAGAACAACTGCAATCTATGAAAAACAAGCCCGTTGTGGCTCCTTGGTTGCCGCAGACGTTTACGCCACAGATTTAAGGTAATGCCATGACAATGCCCATTGACATAGTGTCTCGCGCTCTCAAAGACATTGGCGGTTTAGAAGCGGGCGAAACGCCAACTCCAGACGCTGCCCAAGATGCTTTTGACATGTTGAATGACATGATCGAGCAATGGAGCAACGAAAACATGATGGTTTACAACGTCACGGAAATCATTTTTCCAGTGATCGCAGGCCAGGTTCAATACACAATTGGCCCAAACCCATCAACGCAGAACTTTATCGGCGCTTCTTTTACAGGCTCAATTTCTGGAAACATCCTAACGGTTTCAGGAATTAACTCTGGCGCTGTTGCTCAAGGCCAAACCCTAAGCGGCACTGGCATTTTGTCAGGCACAAAAATCACTCAATTTTTAACAGGCGCAGGCGGCAACGTCAACGAAGTCGGAACTTACCTGCTAAACCTAAACCAAACGGTGGCCTCCACAACCATCACGGCTTACTACCAAAAGCCTTTAAGCATTGATTCAGCGTTTGTAAGGGTTAACACCACATCCAACGGACAACCCATCCTAAACGGTGGCTTGGACTATCCTGTCTCTATTCTTGCCTTGCAAGACTACGAGCTGATCGGATTGAAGACTTTAAACGGCCCGTGGCCTAAAGCGGTGTACTTTAATCCCGGCGAAGAATCAGGCAATCTTTTTGTCTGGCCTAACCCATCCCAAGGTGAAATGCACTTGTTTGCCAACACCTTGTTTGCTCGGTACGATTCATTAAACAGCCCTGTTGTCTTGCCTGCTGGCTACACAATGGCGCTGCGCTGGTGTTTGGCAGAGCGTCTGATGCCGATGTACGGCAAAGCATCGCAAACCCAAATAGCAATGATTCAGCAATTT